AAGATGGTGGTTTATTATTAGAAGGTAGATTTGATTTTTCTATGCTTACTAGTCCATATCAAGCACAGGAAATGGCTGAAATTATATTAAGAAGGTCAAGATCAAGTTTAGATGTTTCACTAAGAGCAGATGCAACAGCATTAGATTTATCCATAGGTGATATTGTAAATATAACCCATGCAACACCAAGTTTCTCGGCAAAACCTTTTAGAGTTCAAGGTATTACTATAAATGCAGATCATACTGTAAATTTACAATGCACTGAACATCAAGATGCCTTTTATACGTTTGGAACTCAACAAGAAGTTGCAACAATACCAAACACAACTTTGCCTAATCCATTTGTAGTGCAACCACCCGCAAGTGTTACATTATCAGATCAATTAATTCAATATAATGATGGTACAGTTATCGTAGCTTTAGATATTACCATTGGTGCTAGTCCAGATCAATTTGTAGATTTTTTTCAAGTTGAATATAAATTAAGCAGTGAATCAGATTTTATAATATATGCACAAGGAAGCGGATTAACACATAGGGTTTTAAATGTTATAGATCAATCAACCTATAATGTAAGAGTAAAAGCGGTAAGTGTTTTAGGTGTTTCATCTACATTTGTTTCTGCATCAAGAACTATTGTTGGGGCAACTGCACCACCATCTGATGTAACAGATTTATCATGCAATATATCAGGTGAAGAAGCACATTTATCTTGGGAAGCTGTGGGTGATTTAGATTTAGCTTTTTATAATTTAAGATTTTCTGAAAAAGTTGATGGAACAGCAGATTGGTTGAATAGTGTTGCCTTAGTTGAAAAAATATCAAGACCCGCAACATCAATCACAGTACCCGCAAGGCAAGGTACATACCTGATAAAAGCAGTTGATAAAATTGGTAATGTAAGTCCAAATGCTACAGCTATAATTTCAAATGTAACAAGTGCTTTAAATTTCAATGCTGTAGCAACACAATCAGAACACCCAAGTTTTGGAGGTACTTTTACAAATACAGTTTTAGTTGATGGAGCAATAGAGTTGGATTCATCAGAATTATTTGATTCAGCAAGTGGAAATTTTGATGATGAAACAGATAGAACTTTTGATAGTGGTGCAAGTAATGCTGACTTTTTATCAAGTGGCAGTTATGAGTTTGCAGATGTAATAGATATAGGTGCAAAACATACTGCAAGAATAACAGCATCAATCACACAAACCGCTGATAATCCAGATGATTTATTTGATGCTAGAACAGGAAACTTTGATGATGCAAGTTCAAACTTTGATGGAGATGCACCAGTAAATCAAAATGCCCATATAGAAATAGCAACAAGTGATGATAATGTAACATATACAGATTTTAGGGGTTTTGTTATTGGAGAATATGAAGCAAGATATTTTAAATTTAGAGTTGTTTTAATATCAAGAGATTCTGCAACAACACCAGTTGTATCAGAAGTTTCAGTTACAGTTGATATGAAAGATAGAATATTTAGTGGCAATGATATTGTTTCTGGAACAGGAACTAAATCTGTTACATTTACAAATCCATTTAAAAGTGGTAATTTTGCAGTAGG